CGTCCGAGGCTGTCGCTGTCGGCCATGTCGCCGCTGCCTGTCTCGGCAACTGATCGAGCCTGACGCGCCCGTCCGGCCCGTCCAGAGCCATCCCAGGGGTGTCCTTCCAGTCCCGCGTCGTTGGTGTCGTCCATGTGGCTAGATGAACATCGTCCACTAACGTAATGGTCTGACCTCTTTTCAATTTCTGTTGAGCATATTGAAATGGATTGGCCGACCTGTCCGCATTTACCATGCAAACGGTCGGCGTTCTCCAAGTCTTTTGCGACCCAGTAGAGCCGCTGCCGGATATGAGGCGCGTCGACGGCGCAAGCCGGTATATCGACGCCCCGGCAGGCGTAGTTTTCTCCTTCCAGATCAGCCCGGACTCCGTCGAGCCAACCATAGCCAGCCGCTCCTGCAACCTGCTCACCCATGACGACAGGGGGCCGGACGGCGGCGATAAGGCGATGGAAGTGAGGCCACAGGTGCCTTGGATCAGCCTCGCCGAGGCGTCTGCCGGCGGCGGAGAACGGCTGGCACGGACACGAGCCCGTCCAGATTGGGCGGTCGTCGGGCCATCCTGCGAGCCGAAGGGCGTGGCTCCATCCGCCGATACCGGCGAAGAAATGGCACTGGGTGAACTCTCGAAGGTCATCAGGTCGAACATCGACAATTGATCTTTCATCGACTTCGCCATCTGCAATCAGTCCTTTCTTGATGAGGTTCCGCATCCACTCGGCGGCGAACGGTTCAATCTCGTTGTAGTAGGCTGCCATGTTTTGTTCCGCCTGATGGGGGAATTAGGTGGGGGGTAATTCCCCCCCTTTCTGTGTTTGTTCTGGGGCCATCACCCATTTTGGGGTTATGGCAAAAAGAACCCGCGCTCATAGTCCGGCGACGGGATGTAGGCCCATTTCATGACGCTTGCCGTCACCTTGATCAGAGTGTCCCAGTTCTGCCGCGTGTTCAGAGGCAAAGGCGTCATCCATCCAAGTTCACGCGAGAAAATGCCTACGAAGCACTCGCCGTGAGACGTATAGAAGATGACCTTTTGCTTATGATTTTCGGGCTGCCGCTCGTTCGCCCAGTACCATCTAGGCCCCTTGGGCGCTGGTTCTTTTTTAGGTTTAGGTTTCGGCATGGAGCCAAGCTTCATGCCGCGCTGCTCAAGATATTCCTCAAGCTCTTTCAGGCTTTTCCTCCCGAAGTTTGGCACTCTGAGCAGCTCTTGAGGCGTGACAGAAAGTAGCTGCCGAACATCGGTGATGTTTTCATTCATAAGGCCATTGATGACCCTGCGATTGAGATCCCCAGTCAGATCAATGATCAGGGTGTCTAGGCCGAATTCTTTCATGTTGGTCTCCTTAGTTGGGTTGATAGGAAATCAGTTCTACAGGAATTTCTTTCTCCCTGCAAGCTTTAGTCTGCTTTAATCAAGGCTCCCGATTACTTTCAGACCTTGAAGTTTGGTGTTCTTGTCGCGCATCTCGTAGCTCAGGATCTGGTTCTGGAGCCACGTCTGGATCATCAGCTCCGCCGTCGCCTCGACGACGTCGAACTGCTGCTTGATGATGGCGGCGGCGTACCGGCCTTGCTTGCGCGACTGCGGCATGGACGACCATGGTTTGCCGGAGTTCCACGCGCTGCCGATCGCGGCGACGATTTTCCGACAGGTCTCCTTATCGGGCCACGCCGCCTTGTCCTTCACGGGCTCGTCGCAAGGCCGCGCAAAGAGGCTCGTCGTCGCCTTAATGTCGCCGAGAGGCTGCTCGACCAGCTCGAAGGGCTGCTGCCATCCGTCCTGCGCCGCCTTGATCTTGTGAGCTGTCAAATATCCGACAGTCTCACCCTTCTCACGCTCAATGTGGAGAAGGAAGTCACCGGCGCCGTCAAACACTGTTGACCCGCGCATGTTTCCGGCGCGGCTCGTGTGGTGGACGCCTGTGACCGTGGCGCTGAATGTCTCACGCACCGCATCGCACGCCGCAATGAAGAGCGTCATGTCCTTCTGGAGGTTCTCGTCTGCGCCAGGCAGCACGCGGGAGACGGTGTCGACATAAACGGCTGCCGGAAACTCGCCCGTCTTGTCGACGATCGACTGCACCGTCCGCAGGAGCTTCTCGACGTCCGTCTCGAGCATGAAGTTGATGGACTGCCTGATCAGGAAGAAGGGCGCCTCGTCGACGGAGACGCCCGTCGCCAGCTCCCACGCCCGAAGGCGGAACTTCATGTCGCCGACGCCCTCGGAAGAAATGTAGATCACGGGACCGTTGCGGGTGATCTTGCGGCCCCACCAGTCAGGCTGGCCGGAAGCGAGGCTAAGGGCCTGCCCAAGGGCTATGAATGATTTGCCGCAGCCTGGCGCACCGAAGACGAACCCAAGGGCGTTCTCGATCATGACGCCCTCCACGAGCCACGCAGGGTCTGGAAGGGTCTTGATGGCGGTCACGTCGAGAACCTCAAACAGATTAAAGTCGTCGCGAAACTCTGCCCCTGCGTCCCCGGCGTCGGCCTCGCTGCTGCGCTCGGCCTCCGCCTCGACCTTCGGGCTGGCGGGCTGCCGAGGCTTCTCGCGCTGTGGCGGGCCAGCCTCTGCGTGCTTGGCGACCTTGTCGTCCCACTGGTCGAAGGCGTGCTTCCATTTCTGCCTGAACAGGGTGATGCCGCGCCCCTCACGCTCGAGGAGGATATGGTTGGGCGTAGTCCGCTCGACGATGCGGCTCTTCACGGCTCGCTCGTACTTCACGAACAGTTCGCGCATCATGGTGTCTTGCTCGCCCTGTCCGGGCTTGATCGGGCATTCCCGATACTCGTCGACGACGCGGCCCCAAATCATGCGCGTCATGTAGTCTTCGCGCCCGTCGACCACCTTGCCGAAGTCGTTCTTCGCGGCCTCGGGGGTCTGGGTGCGCTCGACAGGACCGGAGGATGACGTCGATCCGCCGCCATGCTCCTTCACTAAGGCGTCGATCTCGTCGCATAGCCATTGAGGCATCACGGCGATTTCGACTTCCCAAGGCTCGAGGCCGGCAACCCAACGGTAAGGGGTTCCGCTCTCGTGCATGGACGGCGGCAGCATGGCGAACCCACCCTGCCCACGAATGTCGACGCCGATGCTGGTTTTGCAGGTCGGGGGCGTCCATCCTGACGGAGCCCTAAACAGAATTTGCAAGCCGCCACCGCCAGTTATCTGTGTCGGTGTCTCGATCTCGCCGCCCATATTGTGCAGCGCCATAAGACCTCTCCACCACTGCCCAGCGGCGGGGATCTTGTGCATGTCAAGGTCGACCATGACGGCGTTGCCTGAGCATCCGCCCGTGATCATGCCCATGTTGTTGCGGCGGGCGTGTTCGCCATTGTCCCCGTACCACCGTTCGAACGTCAGGTCTGGGGCCAGCTCATGCTCAAGGGCCCGCCATTTTGGCAGCGCAGGGCGCTTCCACTGCTGGCGGTTCTCTTTGGGCGTCATGGCGGGCACGACCTGAATACCTGCCGCACGATACATGCGGGCCCATTCAGTCGGATCGGCGAAGTCTGGGTCGAAATTCGACACTTGCGCTCTCATGCTGGTCTCGTTGGATTAAACTGCCTCGGCGCCGTACTTGGCGAGCAGCGCAGCCTCAGCGCGCCCGTGGTGCTTCTTCAGCCTGAAATGCTCGCTGGCGGGCCACAGACGCACGGCGAGCGCACGGGCCTGTTCCTTCTCAGCCGTCAGGCGGTAGTGCTTCTTCCACCGCTGAGGCGTCACCAGAACCATGGGGATGTGCAGGGCGGCGACCGCCCCACGAACTAGGCCGTATGCGACCCCGAACTTAAAGGTAGAGCTGACGCCCTGCTTAGGCATGGGCCCGACCTGCTCGATCACGGCCATGAGCGGATTGTAGCCCTTGATCAGGTCAGCAAGCGCCGCTGCGTCGATCTCTCCGTTAATGAGAGGAACGTCTAGGGCCGCGATCTTTTGAGGAAGCTCGGGAAAATAAAATGCGATGGCGCCCGAGCTGCCGGGGTCAACGCCCATGATGCAATGCGGCTCGCTCAAGCGGCCCTCCCTTTGTTGTTTTTGTCCATGACCTGAAAATGCTCAGGTCGGATCCTGCCGCGCGAAGCGCGAATGATTTCAAGCCGCCACTTGTGCGGAATGTGGTTGCGCTGACGCCATTTACGGCGCGCCCAATACTCGACCGCCAGCCCTTCAGCCAGACGATCGACGAGTTCCCAGTCGAGGTGATTTGCAGACATGGGCGACGATGTTGGACAAAATTTCCAAAAAGTCAAATTGTGCTTTGGACAAAATATCCCTTGACGATGTTTCGCGACTCACCCATGTTGTTAGACAACCGACGCACCAACATGAGAACCCAATGAACCCTTTTGAGCGGCACGGCATAGAACATCTATCTCCATCTGCCTGCAATCTCTTCATCGGCTCGCCCGCCATGTATGTCATGGAGCGCGTGTTTAAGAAGAAGACGCCAGTCGGCGCTGCTGCTCATCGCGGCAATGCCGTCGAAGAAGGCGTCGTGAAAGGATTGCAGGGCGCTCCGTTGTCTGACGCCATCAAGGCGGCGAAGGATACGTTCTCGACGCTCACTGCATTGAGCGGTGATCCTCGTCGCGACAAGGAACGCGACAGCATCGCCGACATGGTGACGCAAGGCGTTCATGAATTGAAGTCGTATGGGCCTCCATCTTCGACGCAGGGCAAGATTGAATGGAAGGTCGAAGGCCTCGCCGTTCCTATCATCGGCTTCTATGACGTCGCGTGGGAGGCGCATGGCATCCTCCTCGACATCAAGACGACGCACGCGCTGCCGTCGAAGATCAAGATCAATCACGCGCGTCAGGTGGCGCTGTATGCTGCTTGCCTCGGCGACAACATAGACGCGCGCCTGTGCTACATCACGCCAAAGAAGAGCGCGACGTATCAGCTTGAGAACGTGCGCGAACACGTTCAGGCGTTGGAGAAGATAGCACTGACCATTCAGCGTTTCCTGTCGATCAGCGAAGACCCTGCGGAGCTGGCTGCTCTTGTGGTTCCTGATACTGACAGTTTCTATTTTGCAGATCCCCTCGCGCGCCAAGCGGCATTTGAGATTTGGGGTCTGTAGGAATTGCCCATGTGGGCAAAGGCGAGCGTCGAGCCAGATCGGCGCAGTGGTGAAAAGGAAAACGGTAATGGCTCTTGGTATCTCTTTCGGCGGTGGCGCCGGTGGTAACTTCTTGCCGATTGTCAAATACGACGCGCGGGCAGGACGTGTGTTTCGCGTTGATCGCGAAGATGGCGTTTCGACGCCGGTCGACATCACGCGCAACTTCAAGGCTGTCTTTGACTTTGAGAACCTTGAGGTGGGATGGATCAACTTTACAACGGGCTCTGCGCCTGACTTCCAGATGGTTCCTTACGGCAGCCCGCTGCCTGATCAGCCGTCTGATGGTCATCGTCAGGGCATCCGTTTGGTAGTGAAACTGGGCGCGGAGTCCGGTGGCGATTGTCGTGAGATCGCTGGCACTGCTGCTGCTTTCCTTGGTGGGATTGACGCTCTGCACGATGCGTATATTTCTGGCGTGCAGAATAATCCCGGCAAGCTTCCTGTCGTCGTCCTCGACGATACGGTGGCGATCGAGAGCGGCTCTGGCGCCAAGAAGTCCACGAACTATCAGCCTAAGTTCTCTATCGCCGCGTGGGTGCCGCGTCCGAAGGATCTCGGCCCCAATCCTCGCGGAGGCGCTTCTGCTCCCGCGCAACCAGCAGCGAAGTCTGCACCGCCAGCCACAGGATCTACACGCGCGGCTCCGCCGGCGGCGAAGGCTCCTGTCCCTGTTGACGCTGAAGACTTCGGCTAAAAAAGAAGGGGCGCCTTCGGGCGCCCCGACTTACCGGAGATGAGATGAAGTTCGAAATCATCATGAACATGCCAGTTCGAGACGGCTCTCCTGTTCATAGGATTATCGCTGAACATCCTGCGAATAGCCTAACCGCTTTCATGGATCAACTCGCGCATGATGGTTTCATCGTTGTCGATGAATACTACCCGAAAGAGCAACGCTCGCCGATTTATGTAAATCACGGGCCGATCTCTCTGAACTACTCTGTCGTCGGCAAGGTGAAAGTCTGGGACGGCAAATAACAAAGGAGACCAACATGGATTACGATCTCATAATGCACCACGCGCTGTCGCTAAAGACTGAGCGCGGCAAGAAATACGGCGACATGAAGGCGACACTTGAGCGCCAGGCCAAGATCGCCAGTCTCATCCTCGGGAAGGTCGTTACGGCCTACGATGTTGCAATGATCTGTCACGCTGTTAAACTTGGTCGGTTGGAGGAGAACCGCACGAACGAAGACAACTACGTCGACGGCATTAACTACTACGCCTTCGCGGCCTCCTTCGCTACTTCACCCCAAGACACACTAGAGGACGACATCGTCGCTATGGCAAAGCGGCTCGCTCCCAGAAAGCAGGAGAATGCGAATGAAGAAAGCAATGGCGGCCACGATGGCCTCGGCTCTACTCCTTTCGGCTCTGGTTCATCCACTGACCGCTAGTGAAGAGAGCGCCGCAGACTTCTTCAGGAAAGACAAGGAGTATTGGAGCAAGGGCCTTGTGGCTCCCAGCACTCCTTCGTGGGCAGGATCTCTGAGCGTGGGCGCGATGCGTCCTTCTAAGAATTCGTCACAAGAGGAAGTCGCGCGGGCCGTCGCTGAGGCCGCTCGCAAGACGCTTGGCGCAGAGCATGTAGATAGTGCTTTGCGTCTTACGAAACTTGAGAGCGGTTTCCGCTGCCATGTGAAGGGGCCTGCGACGCGGCATGGTCGCGCTGTCGGGCCTCTGCAAGTCCTGCCGAAGAGCGCAGAGGCTTTGG